ACCATACCGATCTGTGTTAGGGTGTTACCTGGCTCAAAGGGATCGTTGTATATCTTCCCTTCCTTCCAAGTCACACTGTTCTCAACGTCTAATACTAATCTCATGTGTCTCTCCTACGCACTGTATATTGAACGTGCGCCATCTAGTACACAAGTAATCTTACCTTGGAAACCGTTAAGTTTATTCTTGGCTAAGTTTAAGTAGCGCACAGGATCTTCATCCTCACCCTCTACCTGCTGTGTCTTGCCAATGAGCAACATCAAGTCAGCCTCCGCAGCCTTGCCTGTCTTACTGCCCTCCATCATAGACTGATTGAGATCTGCCTTACCCTCTGCCTCTGCACTCAACTGTGACATCCATATCACACAACAGTCATACTGCTTCGCAATGTTACGGGCATGGATGGCAGCAGCCTTGAGTGTAATGTCGCTACGCTCACTCTTCATGTCGGCAAACTTGTCACCCATGTCCAGCACTACAATGTCAGGCTTCTCCTGTTTAACCACAGACTCAACCCATGCCATTGTTTTACCTGTACTTTCTTTGAACATAATGTTCTGACGTACAGGCTCATAACGCTTACGTGCTAGGGCTTGGTTCTCACGTACCTCTTTCATTGTCATGTTTGCAGAGGCACTAACGTACCGTGATGCCACACGTGTGTATGCTTCCTCGTTACACAGGATGACACACTTAGCGCCTTGGTGTGCAAAGCCACTCTCTGCCGCAATGAGTGAGGCATGGAAGGATGTCTTACCTGTGTTAGGACGTGCGCCCACCACAATAAGGTGGCCTCCACTCACACCCTCCACCCTACGAGCCAGTGAAGGGATGTTGAATGTCCAGCGTGACTCAAGGGCAGTCGCAGCCAGGATAGTATCCAAGTCATCCGCTTCCCAATCAACACGCAGGTTAGGTGTGAAGTCATCCTTGTAATCGTCAAGGATCTTACGCAGTGGCTCCAAGCTATTCTCTGTGCCGTTAACATAGTCAAAGCCAAGGTTAGCAACAACGTCACCTACGTAGTTCTGAAATAGCTGAGACAGTGTGTCCTGTGCAATCTCTTCCTTGATAGGGTCAGTCATATCAATACGTCTAAAGAGTGCATCCATGGCAGTCTTGGTGGCTGTTGTCATGCTCTTGTTCTGAACAGTAAACACAGCCTGTAAGTCTTGAACACTGAGGCTACCCTCATACGTTTCCATTGCAGCGTCCAGCGCCTGCTTGATGCCACGTGTGTCCTTACTAAAGATGTAGTCGGGGCAGCGGATACCTTTGTGCTGCTCATAAAAGTCACGGTCAAGTAGTGTTTTAATTAGTGCCAGTTCCATCATTGTCTTTCTCTCCTACAAAGATACGGTATATAACTTCCAGTGCAATCAGTGGCCACAGGAAGGCAAACTTAATAGGGCCAGATTTGTCCATCTCCTCATCCTCTGGCTCTACCATATGGTATAACAAGGGCAGCGCTAACACATACATCACAAATAGTCCAGCGAAAAAACCCTGCCCTAACTCATTCATGTTTCACCTCCACATAGTATGAACCTTCTGAGCTTTTGTACGCAGCCATCAAGTCCAGCCATTGCTGTGCGCTCATGAGTATTAGCTGATATGCATCCATGTCCGGCTCATATTGTCGGATGTAAACGTCACCACCATCACCCAAGATAACCTCAACATCCTCGTACAAATCCTGTTGATCTAGTGTTGTGATTATCGCTGCGTCTGATTCAAACTCAACTGTGTACATCAGGCTGCTCCGCTACAAGAATATTGACGTGTGCCACGTTACCCTCAACACGGGTGATGACATACTCTAAACCTGCCTTGGTGAGTAACAATCGTAGTTGACCTACAGGTATCATGTCTTATCCTTTCCATCCATATGTATCAGACGATCCAAGTACCACTGGGACTTGAGTAGATCCTCTTGCTTGTTCTTGTAACGCCATCGGTGCAAGTACTTGGCAATGTTGCCACGCAGGTAGCCTATGTATTCCTCTGTGGTTAGAAAGTCCTCAATGTAATCAATACATTCTATCTTACCCTTACCATAGTGTGCTGGGTTGTTTACGTTATCGGGTGTATGCTCCGCCAACACTGCGTTACTAAACTCGTGATCTCGCATTACGCTCTCCTTATATGCTTTCTCTTCTGCTATGAGTTTCTTCCATTGGCTGTTAATCATTCTTCCTCCAGACAGAAGCCACACCATGTGCCTCTACTTGCATTACCACAACTGACACATTTGCGCCACTTATTCTTTTCCTCACGCTCCAAGGATGCCTTGCGTTCCTCTGGTGTCATAGGTCTGACATCTGTGAAGTCAGCCTCCAAGGGCCACTCATTATCTGTCATTGTCTGTCTCCCAGTATAAGCCTGTCTTAACCAGTGACACAAAGCCTACGTTAAAGATAGCAGCGAATGTCTTAGGATCACATTCTACCTGCAACGTGGCACTGCCATCCTCATGCTCTGTTATGTCAGTTATCTTGACGGGTTCACTTACATACTTAGTCATTACCGTACCCTTCAAGTGCTTCCCATGATACAGGGAATAATCTTAACATTATTTTATCTACACCAAGGGCTACCTGTCTACTCTCGTATTGGGTATCCGGTGTAATCCTTAGCCTACACATATCAGCAAAGGCGTCAAGGCTACCTGACCAATACCACTCTGTCATAGTAGACTGTGGTAGTACCATACGTGCTTGCTCTGGTGCTACGCCTTGGTTCAGTAATGTTTGGTAGTATCTAAGTGACCACATGTTAGCCTTTGAAGATGAAGTCATTATACTTTGACTTGTTGATACAACACCATCAGAACCTTGCTTCTTGTCAGCACTACGTCCACGCCACGCATCTGGTGTATAGAACTCAGGTTCATCATCGACATACCTACGGCTGATCTCATTCCATCTCAAGAACTTATGCTTCACTAGCTGCCGTGCTACAAAGATCGGAGCCTTGATGTGGAAGGATGCGAAGCAGTGACCGAATGGGCTAATATGTTTCTCTCTTGCAAGATAACGGATCAGCCTATCATCTTTCTTCTTGAGGCGTGGTGGCCCCCAAGGATCATCTTCCATCTCACTTGTCTTACCAAATGATACCCTTGCTGCGTTAGCTACTGTCAGGTCACTGCCCATGTGGTCAATGTATGTTACTTCAATCATATGAATACTTCCTTTAGTTGCTGCGTGTCCTCTTCAACACGATATTTAATATCATCTGCTAACTTCATAGCAACAGTTTCGATACCTGTCCAGAGTTTTATATCTCTGCTAAACTGTAATGTCTTATCCATTGCATCAGGGTCAAGTGCAACCACCGCCTTGCGGTATGTGCCTACCTTTTCCATGTGTTTCTTAGACAGTGACGTGCCAAGGATAGCCAAAGCTGTGACGTTAGGCACTAACTGTGTGGCAACGATGGCAGAAACGACATCCTCTACAAGTAAAACGACATCACCCTTACCTGCTGTGAAGTAATCGGCTGCTCCAGTGTAGCGATACCACTTAGGTTGCGCTCTCTTGCCTACCGCTCTACCTACTGCATCAATGAGACGCCCTCGGTAGTGTATAGGAAAGACACTGCGCTCCTGTTTGACATCATAAAGCAAGCCAGGATAGTTACGAATACCCCAGCGCAGAACGAAGGCTGTATGCTTCTTGTGCTCAAAGGTGGGTGTGACTAGGTAAGCAGGGACTTCCATAGTCTCAGCCTCTGCTACGGCCTTCTCAGGCATAGGTCTTATACGTTTCCGTATCTCTGCTGCTGTCATATCTGTGTCATAGATGCCACGAGATCCACAGCCTAGCTTGTAACAGTTGTACATCATGGTGCCGCCATCATTCTTAGCGGTGAAGGTGCCTCTGCCATTACAGGCAGGGCAGTTACCACGATGTGTCTGTCCATCACCTAGTGCTAGGCTCTCAACATAATCACGAAGGTTCATCGTCATCGTTCCCTCTTGCTGCTAGTGCCTTGGATGCACCACTGAATGTGTTGACCATGTAAGGCTTGACTGAACCAATGTCTTTGTGTCCTGTCACCTGCATGATACCTGCTAAGTCTACGCCACCCTCCATCATCTCTGTCACTGCTGTACGGCGTAAGTCCATAGCAGTCAGGTGCTTGGGTAGGTTAGCTTCTTCCAGTACATCATTGATAAGATAACTTATTTCTATCTTACTGTAGGGTGGGTATGCGTTACATCTAGGCTTAACACGAGGTGCAACGTAATCTTGGAATCCAAAGTCTTCCTTTTGCTGGCGCAGCATATCGCACAACCCTTTCGATATAGGGAGGTGTATCTCTGCGTTGCGCTTGCTCTGTGTCAGATCCAATCGGCACTGAGTTAAGTCTAGCTTATCCCATTTGAGAACACGCATGTCACCAACACGCTGCCCCCAATCGTATGCCATGTGGACGATCAGACCAATGCTGCGCCAGCGGAAGTCGCCATAAGCTGTTGCAAGGAATGTCTGCACTTGATCTCGGCTCCATAGTACTCGCCGTGGTTGACCAGACCTGGTTTTTACTAGAGCTACTGGATCGTGCGTCATTACGTCATGCCTCATTGAGTGTTTCCACGCAGTAGATAACACAGACTTGCGATAGTTAGCTGTCCTGACACCAGAGGATAACCAACTCTCATACGCCTGAGTGAGGTGACGTACCTTGATATTCTTATGGCGATAATCCCCAAGAGCCTTACCCTCTACCACTGTCTTGCTAACCGCAGCAAGATGGGTGTCATAATCTTTCTGTGTAGAACCCGCCAACCGACCAAAGACAGCGGATTTACTATAGAAATCAATGACATCCTGTAGTGTAGAGGAAGCCTTGGGGATATTCATATTACTTTCCTTTCACGTTTACATACCAGACATATAGGAAGCCACCTAGATAAGCAAGAGCTACTGTTAGTGGCAGAGAGTGCATTAGAATTTTGGATACCATGCTTCCCCCATGTCTACATATTGTTTGACATCTTCTGCGATAGTCTCTAGTGCATCTGCTTTCTTGCCCAGCCAGAGTGCATCATCTATCTCACGCATCAACTGATTGTAATAGCCTGTGGAGGGTAGAAGATTGGATGTGTTGAACGGGTAGTCGATACTCATTGTGCTGTCTCCTATCAAGAGGTGTAGCTGATTAGCTTTGTATCCCTAACACTCTTAAAGGTTAGGCGGTGGATTTTCTTATCCTTAAAGAGCTTTGCCCGTAGCTGCTGGGCATCATAGGGTGTGAACACAGTAGTCACAAACTCTTCATGCTGATTTGTGTATGTGTTTTTATACACCTTGATTGCTTTGCTAGGTATCATGACGTTGCCTCCTCAATCAGAACGTAGCGTGTGTACTGCTGACCAGTGACAGGGTGCTTACCCTT